ATGAAGCTCCATTTTTGTAAGCAGCTAATATGCAGTCAAGACTACTAGTATTATTTCTAAGAATCTGATATTGGCTATCCGAATAAACTAAGGTCTTATTGGTTGTAATCGTCTCTGGATTTACGCCACCTTTTTGGACTATATGTCTTGGGACGTTGAATTCTGATTTATCTGTAAAGGCCATATTATTACTCCTTCTTTCTTTGGGATCGTTCTAATGCTCGCTCTACTATTCTTCGAGCTTGCGAGTGGGTTAATTTGGGATTCATTTGCTGGACTCTATTGGCTACCTTTGCCACAGAATCGAGCTTCTTATCAGAAGACATAAGCATCTTTCCCCAGCTCTTCAATTCTTTTTATCGCTGCTTTGGTGTGCTTGTATTGAGTCTGCTTACTTTTAAGTCTGTTCGCTACCTCTGGGATATGCTGATCTCTCTCTAGTCTGTTCATGGCTCTGTCCATAGAGATAAGACGAAGAGAGGCTATTTGTGGATGGGGAGTATCAATTACACCAGTCTGCATTAGTTGCAGTCTCCACTCATCATATCCTTCTTTGTCGAAATGTTCTATGATTCGTTTGCCTACTCTCTCTAGTCGAATCCATTTAGATGTATGATACTTGCCCTTCATAGCTGGATATATTCGTAGATAATCGTGTTTGCCAGCATCGAGAATGGTCCAGCCATTATCTCGAAGTGTCGTACGCATGAGTCCAGAGTCTAGATGATTGCCTACAGCTTTTGTACCATTCACTCCAGCCACTTCGGGAATAGAAGAGAGCACAGGTAGAAGCACTGCTACTGTGTATCTCTTTCTTTTTCCGTCTTCTGTGTTGTATTTATCGAACACTCGAAGCTCCCAGTTTTCTGGATTGTGTGCCATGAAATATTTGTCATTGCCTTTTATTGGTATCCTGGTCTGCTGCTGCTGTTGAGCACTCCAGGGTTGTGCGAAATTGTCGTAGTTCATTTGTAGTCTCCATTAAAAAAAAGGGTGGGAGACTGCTGCTGGAGACTACGAGTTAGCGCAGTCCCCCACAAAAACAGTCTCTATCGTTTGGATAAAAGCTTTACGCCTCTACTGTTCTCAATGATAGATATACCCAGATAAGCATGCCCTACAACAAAAGTAGAAGCCTTCATTGGGTGTCTATCGAACTCTACTACAACTTTGCCCATTTCCATGAGGTCAGATGCGCCACGAACACCCATAGGGATACCGTCTACAAAGCCAAGAGCCATAGGGGAAATCATGTAGTTATCATAGCCAGAAGAAGCATTCTGTTTTACAAGAGCATTTCTGTAAACATCTACACCAAAGAGATTCCCTGCAAAGTTTTCACCTTTAGCTTGCAACATGTCTGCAGATGATTGCATGCGAGAGATAGCATTTCCAGTCTCATTACGTAAACTGTCCTGAAGCTCTGTAAGTGCCTTAGGGGCCAAGACGCAAGCGTAAGGACCAGGAGCACCGCCAGCAGTACCAGTTCCAAATCCTGCTTGCTCCAAATCGAAGATGGCATCGAAGAAGTCATCTACAGAGAGAGTAGTAGTATTTGCTCCTGCAGAAGCAGAGAAGGATGCTGCTGCTGCACCAGTCAATTCTGCAAAGCGAGCTTCATAAGAGCCAGCAATAGAGCGAGCAAGGCGAAATGGGTCTATATCGTTGGGACTGCCCATAGAAGTCATCCCAGCTAAGTCGCTGATCTCGTAGATAATGTATTGGCGAGCAGCTTGGATATCAGCATTCTGGATGGTGAGAGCAGTAGTATTAGATGATTCGTCGCTAATCTCAGAGCCTGCAGCAGCCATGCTATCGAATCCATCAAGTCCAGCAAGACGAACACGAACAGAATCAGAGCCTAGTCCATTGATTGAACCTTGATAGCTGAGAAGTCCAGTATTACGAAGGTTAGCTGCATCCTTTAGAAGTAAATTCACTTCCTGCGATATCATCTGTGAAAGGCGGATGCCATTGCTGGCAAGGGTAGAATTACGAATAGGGTTAATTGTGGCCATGGGGCACTCCTATAAAAACAGTGGGTTAAGGTTGTGTCTGGGCCATCTGCTATTAACGGTTGCGAACCTACCCTATTTCTATGTTACTATATCATCATGATAGACGTTATTGCAAAAAAAATACATGGTCATATTTGGATTGTCCCCAAAAAAAATAGAGGCATGTCTGTATTTCAAAAGATACGAGCACAGAAGGCAGCAGACTATCTTAACGAAGTTTCATGCCTTCGCCCTTCTTGTCCAGAGCCTTCTTGGCTCTCTGATAAAGAGCTTCGTCTGGTCCAGCAGTTACAGTCCGACCCTTCTGGAGAAAAGAATACACTCGAGCTCTCGCCCATTGGCTCTGTGTCGCTCCAGGTCGATGACCTACAGCCCAAGCAGCTCTCCCTTTTTGAAAGACCTTGTCAATAATACCCTGTGGGATTTTGGTTACTTTGGATACTGCTTTAATAAATCTATCATCTTGAGAGCCTGCAGTCATTTTGCTGGCTGCTTCTCTTATCTCATCTTTCATCTTTCCTAAAGAGAGAGTGTATCTGCTGGGTCTCGTCTTGCCCTTTGGGTCTCCTGGTACTTCTTCGAATCTCTTTTTACCTGTCTCTTTTCCTTCGATGCGTCTTCGAAATGCAGCCTTTCTTCTGGCTGCTGTGCTCTTGCCTAATCCTGCTGTATATTTCTTTTGTATCTTTGCTTTTGCCATAGTGGTCTCCTATGAAAAAGTTATTCATAGGCTGTGAATAACCTGTGTATAACTTTTTACACAAGTTATTCATAGGCTGTGGATAACCTGTGTATAACTTTTTACACAAGTTATTCATAGGCTGTGGATAACTTGTGTATAACTTTTTATATCATATAAAAAAGCCCAGAGCATCTCTACTCTGGGCGAATGTTATGCAATGTTATAGCCTACTGTCTAATGATAGTACCAGACCATAATAGAATCAGCATTCTGGAGATTGCCGCCAAAAGTGATAGAAGTACCAGAGACTGCAAATTCATCTTCGTCTGATGGAGTGTCGCCCAATGCTGTGGCATTACGAAGAGACAAACCATTCTTGAAAACCAATACTGCTTTTGCTTCGTTTGTAGTTAGAGACTGTCCAATAGTTACAGAGCTTGTAGAAGAGCCAGAGATTTGAAATCCTTCTTGAGCAAATATAATACCTAACTTGGCAGAAGTTACTGCAGAGTCTGCGAGCTTGTCAGAGGTTACAGAACCAGCAGCGAGAGCAGAAGTACCAACAGCACCACCGGCTATTTTTGAAGATGTAACAGCAGCAGAAGCAATTTTTGCAGATGATACTGCATCAGAAGCGAGCTTACCAGAAGTTACTGCAGAGTCTGCGAGTTTTGCTGTAGATACTGCATCAGTAGCGAGCTTGTCTGCTGTTACTGCAGCGTCGTTTATTTTGGCTGTCTCTACTGCAGATGCTCCCAGTTTGGCTGCATTGATTGCAGCGTCTGCGATTTTACCTGTAGATACTGCAGCGTCTGCGAGTTTTGCTGTAGTGACAGAAGTACCAGCAAGAGCAGCAGAGCCTACAGATGCATCTATAAGCTCGTTTGCTCCTACAGAATCATCTGCCATTTTCCCATTGGTAATTGCATTGTCTGCGATTTTACCAGATATGACTGCATTGTCTGAGAGCTTCGCAGATGTTACTGCAGAGTCTGCGAGTTTTGCTGTAGATACACCATTGCCAGCAATAGATATATCATTGCCTGCACGGGACAACCCACCAGATACAGTAATGCTATCTGCTCCTGCTCCTGCAAATTGAGTCCAGGTAATAGCAGTGCTACCTAATGTTGGGTCTGAACTGTTAGTACATACATAAGCTTTAGAAGCATTTGTACCAGCTAAGACGTAGACAGCAGCCCCAGGAAATTCTGTAGCCACATCCATATCGTCCGCACGTACTGCAGCATTACCTGCACCTTTATATAAATACACTCCATTTTCAGATTGCACGCTCTGAGACTTAAGAAGGAATCTATCGTCCGTCTGGAGGCTCTGTGAGTCGATGCTGGATGGTAAATCACTGATATCGATGTTGGAATCTGGAGCACATTTTACTGCCTTCTTCCAGTGACTGCCCTGAGCTACAGAATCGACGTATTGTTTACTGCTTGCGTCGTTTGCATTGCTGGGAGTGGCTGCTACACGTAGAGTAGCAGAGGAAAAATCATACGTGCCAGTCAAGTCCATTTTGGAAGCATCGACAGCATTAGCAGCGAGCTTCGCAGTACTTACTGCATTGTCTGCGAGTTTGGCAGTCTCTACTGCAGATGCTCCGAGTTTGGCTGCAGTTACTCCAGAGTCTGCGAGTTTTGCTGTAGTAACAGCCAGCGCACTGAGAGCAGAAGTATCTACAGCACCAGCAGCGAGCTTTGCAGATGTTACTGCATCGTCTGCTATTTTGGCAGTCTCTACTGCAGATGCTCCGAGTTTGACTGCTGTAACAGCAGAGTCATTAAGTGCAGCAGTCAATACTGCAGATGTACCAAGTTTGCCAGACGTAATTGCATTGTCTGCTATTTTGGCAGAGCTTACTGCATTGTCTGCAAGTTTTGCGGCAATAATGGCAGAGTCGACTATCTGCCCGCCTTTAATCTGAATTGAACCCATAGGTTTCTATCTCCAATGTATAATTATAAACATGTTTTTTCGTAGTCCCCAGATTCGTTTTTTTATGCTTCTTCTAAAATGACTTGGCATTTTACAGTGCCAGAAGAGGATTGTACAAAAAGTGAAGAAGCCCTATTTTTACCTTTCCCCAGCTTGATAATTAAAAAGTTACCAGCAGGGATAAAAGCGTTATCACTTGCTGATATGTTGTCTCCTTCTGAGTATCCATTCTGAGCTACAAATATTTTTGTACCTTCACATCCTATAGATACCTGATTGGCTGCAGATGGTAGCAATATTTCTGTGCACGCAGAATCTGCGATATTAAAACTTTTGAATGCTGGATATACATTTAATCCTTGAAGGTCCTGGGCCATATTATTCTCCTGATACTGGGATGTAATCTACTGTAATAAAGTCTCCAGTCTGGGGAGTGAACAATAGAGTAACTTGGTTCTGATTGGGTTCTGTAAAATGATCGTTCTTTACTTGTCGCAGTCCATTATAGTATACACGAATTGTACCCGTCTGATAATTTTCTGGGACAGAGAAAACGTTTCTTTCTCCATTAACTTGGCTCGTAAGGTCTGCTTGTTTCATGTTATCAGCAGCCCCTGATCCATCTGGGAGAATGTATGCGAATCGGAATGCCATAGCATATTATACCTGTCTCTTATTGCGATTCTTCCACGCAGACATAACTTTCTCTCTGTTCTGGGCATAGAACTCTGGGTCTCGTAATGCTCTGTCCATAAAGTCCGCAGACTCTGGAGTAGGCATAGCTCCAGCATTGGCTCTGGGTGGAGGTTGCTGGGCGTGCAGTTCTGCCAGCTGAGCCTGTGTATCTGCTGCTGGCATCTGTTCTGCTGGAGTATCTGCTGCAGCTGCTGCTGGTTCATCTATCATCTTGAGAGCCTGCAGATGGGGACGGATGGTGATGGGTGCAGTATCTGGATTGTCTACAACAGAATCGAGCCACTCTGCTAGAGTCTGCTTTTCTTTGTCCCCTTTGCTCTTCTGGCTTCTCTCGTAGCTCCACTCAATAGCCTCTACTAAGTCTGGGTCTGTCAAACCATGTTTACTAATGCTCTGATATCGAGTAAATCTGTTCTCACTCGTCTGTAGTTTGCCCTGCATCTCTGCGAGTTGCTGATTGAGTATATCCACAGAAGACATAGCTTTCTCTGCTTTCTCTAGTCTGCTCTGGGCTGCTTCGAGTGCATGCTCTGCTGCTGTGGCTCTCTGGGCTACTTTGCCCACTCTATCTTTAATGATTGCTTCTACTTGTGTTTTGAGTACATAAGTTTTACCTTCGTATTCTATCTCGTTCATTGTAGTCTCCTTTGGGGTTAAATCGTATATTGTGCTCGTTCTGCTCGTATTCTATCCAGCTCCTTCTTTGCTTCGATTGCATCTAAATCCGGATGCATCAAAAGCATAGCGTCTACCGGAGAGATAAGCCCAGCATTGAGCTTCGCTAGTATGTCTTCTCTTTGTGCTCTCATCTCTTCTGGAGATAGCCCCAGAGGAGTATACTGTACTCTGTATCCTGTCTCTGGGAGAGATGCACCCAAAAATCTATTGGACAACATTGCACTTTTTGCCATCATCTCCTCATCCGCTCGTCTAAATATGGGGGCATATTGTCTCTGGGCTTCTCTCTGTCCATCTCTGGATATAGAGAGAGCATACCCACTTCTGGGGTCTCCGCTCTGTCTCAGTACTTCAGAGGATATACCTGCTGCTGTGGCTACTCGGTACTCGTATTTACTAATGCTGTCTAATAGCTTTGTTGGGTCTGCATAGGTAAAGCTCCCTATCATAGGTTGTCCTTGCATGTCTGGCTCTGGCTGGAACATAAGAATGCTGCTGGGGTCTGTGGAGATAGCAGAACGTCTGCCCAGTAAATCATTGTCCACTTGAGAGAGACCAGCAAGATGGAGACCAGCTACATATTTCTGGGGCCAGCTATTGTCTCGCACACAGTGCACATAGAAAGAGAAGAGTACTGCTGCAGTGAGAGTGCCATATGCCAATTGCGAAGCATCAAAAGCATTGAAGAGATGCCCAGTTTTTTGGGCATGATAAAGGACTACTGGCAAGAATGGAGTACCATCTGCTGCTCTATAAGGATATGCTTCTCCCTCCATTGTCGGATGTCCCATATAGGTCTCGCTCATATCTTTCCCTATACTGCCATCTGGATTCGCTGCGAACATCCCGAACAAAGGCTTGTTCTCGTCTCTGATATCGAGAATGTCCCAGACCCAGATAGGATTGCCGTCGTCTGGATTCATGCGTACACGAAGCTCTTGATAATAGAGAGGAATGTCTGGGGCATCTTCTGATGCTGCTGCTACGACAAAATCAGGAGTAACAGAGCGATAGCAAAGCCCAGGTACTCTGGCTACAGAATCTCTATGATGGGGAGCAACATCTACACGTATAAACATTTCTCTGATGCCTATTGTCATCTGCTGCACTCGCTGCATGAGTTGATAGTATCCAGCTTCTGTTACATACCCGTCTCTGCCCACCAATGCAGATATGTCTGCATCATTCGATACTTTTGGCTCTGAGTGGTACAGCATAGATAATTGCCTGGTTACTTGCTCGATAGCACAACTGGACATATCAGAAGGTCCGAGAGCATCTCTTCTATCTGTGGGGAGATGGCGTAGCAGTTCTTCTTCTAAGTCTTGCTCCCAGAGTCCTGTAAGCAGTCTGCGTCTGAGTGCAGAATGCCTCCAGCGTTCTTCGTCTGCTGTAGTTGGCCCTGTGGGCTTTGGTGGGAATGAATCATACATTTTAATACACCTTTATATTTTGGGGGATATTTGGTCTGTAGTCAAGGATGGGAAGCAGTCCATAGCGCAAACTATCTATTGCATGCCCATAGGGGTCTCGACTTCTTGCTGATTGGGTGCGCTTCATGGTCCAGCTCTGGATACTCTTGATTGTCTGGGTACACTCTGGCCTAATCCAAAAGTGCTTTCTGGACATTATAGCATGAATCATCGAAGCCCCTACATAAACAGAATGTCGTCCCTTTCTAGCTCTTCGAACTGTAAAAGGTAGGTTTCTGGGAGGATAGCCCAGTATGCTCTCGAAGGAGCGCATCAGCATAATGTTGCTCATTCTGTATTGGTCTCTACCTCTGTGCTCTCCGTCTCCTGTCCACTTGCACAGCTTTGGGTCTATGCCATGTTTCTTAAGCATCTCTAGTATAGCCTGGGCATGATGCTCTGGGGGAGCTTGTCCTGATGTATATTCTGCCAGTACAAAGATTCTGGGATTCTGTGGGTCTCGCATATCTACACAGCAGAGTATCGCTACTTGGCTACCTGGATTGCTCCCGTGGTCTATGCCTACGCAGAATCTATAGTCTCCTCCTCTGGGGACTGGCTGACTGCTTATCATGTCCTGCTCGAAGTTCTCGAATACAACACCGATAGGAGCAACATCAAAAGAGCCATTGATACGAGCTTCTCTGTCATAGGGTAAAAACGCTTGTGTAATCTCGTCTATCTGTTCTTGAGAGAGTAGATACCCTTTGGGCAGTCCTATGGGGGTTGTAGCATCTACAGTAAGTGGAGCTCTATGTGCAGAGATGAGTCCCCTATCTATCATCTCTTTGATGTAGGTAACATCTACTCCTCCTACTGGAGTGAGAGATATGGCTACTGTGCCTCTCTTGCCCCCAGCCCCTCCTCTAGATGTTCTCGCTACAAGTTCGTTAAATGTGCTCTGGTCTACTGGCTCATCGATGCAGACGAGATTCGCAGTAGCAGAAGCCAATCCTAGCCCTTGATTAGCGGTTTTGATTCTGATGATGCTCCCATTACGAAACTTCACAAGTGGAGCAAGTCCTCTAAATCCTTTTCCTCTTACAAACTCGCAAGTAGGGTCTAGCTCTGCTTTGGGTATCATGTCGTAGAGCTTCTGCTGTATCGTCCTGCTCTGTTCGTGAGAGTGGGTAATAAGCCATGCTTCTATTGGTGGGGGGTCTGTCTTAAAATATGGGTGTCTCCCCAGACAGTGATACAGCAGCAGCGCACAAGTGGCAAGAGTCTTGCCTACTTGGTTTCCACCTATGAGAGCCTTTATGGGGGCTTTGTCTGCCAGATAGCTCTTCTGTGGAGGAGTAGGAGAGAAATATCGGAGTGGGTCTTGTTCTGCCTTCTTTCTCAACCATGCCAGTCTCTGAGCCATACCACAAAGAGAATTCATTTGCGTCTCCAGAATACATCGTAGCAGTCTGTCGCATCTTCGTATCTATCTTTGCAATACTCCATAATCGCTATGCTGTTCTGCAGGTTGCTTATCTCTTCGCACGTCTTGCCAGAAGTCTGGCTGTCTATCCCTCTGGTATAGACAAGGCATGTAAGCTCTCTACACGTAAGTAATCCTGCTGTAGTATTTATTTTGTCTGGGTGGCATAGGTCTTTAATAATGTCCAGATCAGTAAGCTGCTTAATAACCTCCTGCTGTGTCTGGCTTGTCTTGTCGTCTGTGGGCTGTGGCTTTTGAAGAAGTGCTACTGCTCCTCCTCCCAGTATCATCCCACCAATAACAAAAAGTGCTTCTATCATTGTTTTGTCTCGTTTCTCTGGTTGATTCTTGCTATACATTCTCTAAACTCTGTGGGAGTATCGAAGGAAAAAACAAAGCATATATCTTCTGGGTGTAGTGCATCGTCTTTTATGATGGCTGCTACCAAATCATCTGCACAGTCCTGTCCTTGTTTTTTCATAAACATGCTGATCAGCAGACGGAGACGAGTGCGATTCTTATCATACTCCTGCTGCAGTTCTTGCAATAAATTTGCTCCTCTGTGGACCTTTGTTACATGATAAAGAATCTTGCCTTCTAAAGTCTCTTCGTCTAAGTCTGCTAGATTCATGTTACCCCACAAACAGCTTAAGCTGCTTTTGATGTTCATGTAGTCTCTCCTGGGCTGCAGCAAAATAATCTTTATCCAGCTCATAGCCTACAAAATCAAAATCCATATCATGAGCTGCAATGGCAGAAGAGCCAGAGCCAAGATGAGTATCTAGTATTCTGTCTCCCTTCTTTGCATACTTGTCTAAGAGCCATACATAAAGAGCAACTGGCTTTTGAGTGGGATGGATTCTTTGCTCTTTATTTTTCATGTTTTCCTGCCACATCCCATTCCATTTATAATTAAAAAAACGTACAGAATTATGAGTGCTGCAAATAGCTATTTCACCTTCACCAAAAACAGTCCCATATTTATTCCAAGCAATTACTCCTCCAGTAATATCAAAGAAATTACCTCCCCAAATAATCCAATTTTTGCTAACTCTTTTTAACTCATCAAAATATTTTTTGGGTGGACTTATATTTTGAAATAATTTGTATTTTTTTCTTTTTGCAGACTGCTTCTGTGTATTGATACAATCGGACTTTCCGATTGCATCAATACTTCCGTATGGAGGATCGACAATAGCCAAATCAAAAGCATTGTCTGGCATCTTCTCCATAGCTGTCATGCAGTCTTCATTGTATAGCTGTATCATGTCATGCCTTCTTCAATGCTACAACATTGGAGCCTACAAGAGAATGCAGGTCTGACTGGACTCTCTGTCTCAAGATGGGAGGCAGAGCGATAATGGTATTCACTATCTCTGCCAGAAGCTGATCATCTGTCATACGTTCATGTGCATCTATTGCTCCCTCTTCTGCATCGAGCACTCTTATTTCTTGCATGAGTGTAACCATTTGTCTCTGCAGAGCAGCGTATGCCTGCCAACTTCCAGAGTCCTTCGCCTTGTTCATGCTCGTCTTAAGTTCTGATATCTGAGTCTGCAGCATACTTCTATAGTCTGTCTGCTCTGGAGTTTTGGCTGCAGATTCTGTGGGGACTTCTTCTATAGAGTGTGTCGCATCTGTTTTGTAGTTGTGCCTTCTCTGTAGCAGCCACATTGCTGCTTTTGTGTCTCCGTCTGATATGGCTGTGTTTATGGTCTGGAGTGCCTGCAGTGCTGATTGGGATTCTGCTGTACGTACATTTTTTGCAAAGCTCTTGTATGGTTCTCTTGCTCTGTCTTGCTCTCCCATCTTTATCCATCTGTAAAGAGT